GTCGATGTATAATAGTTGCTTCATCGTTATATCCCTTTCATAAAGCAAATCCAATGGGTGTTTGCTCGTTTGCCGGACTTATGTCCGAAGATTGGCTTTTGGTCGGTAAGTTTCAGCACTTCGGACACCTTAATGTCGGTTTCGTTCCATTTGAAGATAAGGAAGCCTCCCGGCATAAGCACTCGGAAACATTCAGCAAATCCTTTTGAGAGCATATCGCGCCAATCAGAATATAATGCACCGTATTTGATATGCTGATAGCCTGTCGGTTGGGCCTTTTCATTAAGACTTCCGTACATATCAGCCATTTTTGACTTGCCGACATTACGCAAAAGGTGTGGAGGGTCAAATACTACCATTCTGAAATGATTGTCGGGATATGGCATACTTGTAAAGTCCGCTTGAACATCAGGCTTTACCTCAAACTTACGTCCATCGCATAGGGTTGTTTTAACCTCGCGAATGTCTTGGAACAGAACACGAGGGTCGTTCTTGTCGAAGTAGAACATCTTGCCACCACAGCAAGCGTCAAGTATTGGTTTACGAACACTCATTTCTCAACCGTTTTAAGACGTTCTTTCAATCGGTGCATCTTGAAGTTCGCCATTTGTTCTACACTTTTCGGGCCATAGATTTGTGCCATTTGGAAGCACATAATCATTACATCTGCAATCTCCTCGCAAACATCGCTGACAGTACCACGGCCACGAGATAGTTTGCATAGTGCGTTCTGAAGTTCGGCCATTTCCTCGAACAACATTCGAGTTTGTGCCTCTTTGCCATAGGTCTGAATGGCAAGCTGAATGATTTCGTCAAACTCCTTGTCGTTCATCTTCGGGACTTCGGTACATACCGGCTTACCGTAAGGTGTGGCAGGGTCGAGAGTGTGAGGCTCGTTGTCGTGAACTTCCTGTTTCTGCTTTTCGGCATGGCGATTGGCACGTGTCATGTCGGCCACACACTTTTTACAGCGGTGTTTGTAGGATTTTGACATATCGCATTGGGGAACCATTTCCCCACAGATTTCACATTTTTTCTTTTGCATAATGTTATTTTTTGAATTTACCGAAGATTTGTTCTGCTTTCTCCACCGCGTTCAACATAGTCTTGCTAACGAGAGCGAGCTTTACTTTTATAGCCTCGAAATTAGTACCGTTATATTCATGGGCGACCTTAGTCATGCAACCGGCCAACAGCGAATATTTCTGCACTTCGGGAAGATTAGACCCTTTTATAATTTTCTCAACCTGTTCACTGATAACCTTGTATTCGGGAGTCATTTTGCTGTCCATGCCGTATTTATTTTGAGTTAAGCATTTCACTCAGCTCCTCGGCCTCACGTTTATTGAAGTCATCATCTTCATCAGTGAACACCTTGATGCAGGTTTGATAAAGGCCACCCTCGCAGATAGAGGAGCGACACACAGCCCAATAGCCATGATACTTACATTCTACATTGTCGATGCGCTTAACGCTGTATAGTGCAAAGCAATCGTTAGCTGAGCCACGATAGCCCTGTATTTTTGCGTTGAGGCTCTTGACCTTTAAGCGCAGACGTTCTGCGGCATAGTGTTTGCGCATGGCTATTACAATAGCCACACCGAGAAAGAGTGCCAATATGATGGCGATAGTTATAATTGCTGTCATTGTTGATATTATTTTAGAGGTTGTTGTATTCAGTTTGGAGAGCTTCGAGCCGAGCCTGTGCCTTGATGCGGACAGCTTCTGCAATATCCTTTCTATACCTGTCTACTTCCTCGTCAGTGAGTAGTTCACAGCATGAGGATGCGCAGCAACATCCGGCATTGGCAAACATGATTTCGACAAATTTGCCTCTCTCAATATTTGCTAAGATTTTTTCTACATACGCTATCTGCTTTTTGATGTCGATAGCGGTGTTCAGAGTTTCGTCATTCATATTTTACTATTATTTTATCTTCGGCTTTTGCCACCGATGGGTATTACGTTGTATGTTTTGAAGCGGTCAATCAGTCGCCCGAAGCCGTCCTTATACTTTTCTTTGAGCTGCTCAATAGAAAGATTGGTAGTGACGTGTGCCTTGAGGTGGAACTGCGACCAAATTTCATTTCGTGCATGGAGAAATTCATCGGTCAGCACCTTTGTATCCATGCCGTAAAAGGTGGTAGTCTGAACCCCGATGTCGTTGAGGCAGATATTAACCGGCTTACATTGGAAGCCCTTGTTTTCCTCCTCATTGAATGTGTATCGGTCGAGGTTGTTGTGCAAAGTATAGTAGTTTATCATTTGCGTGACCGACAGGTTGTGGAAGAAGTTCGGGTTTTCGGTGTAGCGCAGGTATTCAGAGAATATCTCCATCAACAGGGTTTTGCCGGTGCCGACATTGCCGTGAAGCATAATGTGTTTGTGCAACTTGTACCCACGACCCGGAAAGACCTCCTCAGCCAAAGGACAATTGTTGAAATACAGCAGGAGAAAGCGCAGTACGTCACGGTTGTTATCATCAATCACAAACTCACGATGTTGGTAAGCAAGAACCTTGTTTGCTATCTGCAAAAGCAGACGAGAGTGGGCTTTATACACCTCCGGGATTTCAAGAAGCTGCCGTTTCTGTTCTGCTTTTCGCACATCATTCATGACACGTCTAATCACGTTATCAACAGCCGACACACCAATCCGTGCGAGTTCGGCGCGTTGGCGCTCCTCCTCGGTTTTAGGCTCAGCGGCCATGCGGCGGGCGTGGTCTTGCTCCATCTTGGCTTGCAACTCACGCTCCTCTCGTTCTTGACGATATGCGTTTTGTTGCGTTATCCAATCCGGCAAACTATCTCCAATCTTCTGTAACATAATCAAACGTCTTGGCCTCCAAACCCACCGCCAAATGTGTAATCAGTCGGAGCAGGTGTTGAGGGTTGGTTATTTGTATTTGATGCTGTGTCGCGGTTTTTAATCCTCATGGCCGATATAAGGTGACGCGACCAATCGCTGTAATCTCTATGTTGAGTTTTTGACAGCTCCCATTCAGCTACGACAGCCTCTGCCAATGAGCGCAATATACCTATCTCGCCATAACCTAATCCGAAGTTCTTGCAAAGCATTTGTAAGTTTTCACTCTGCCCATTGGCAAAAAACTCATGAAGCCACTCCGTATTATTGGTTTTGGTCGGAGCCGGAGGCACGGGTGTAACCTGCGCAGGTGCCTGTGGTGTGACCGGCTTCGCCGCTTTTGGCTGTTTCGTTTTAGGTTTGCTTGCTGTAGTCCTTTGCTGAGGCTCGTCCAACAAAGAGTATTTATCAATCCGGCTCATACGTTTGTTGAGGCGCTGAATATTGCAATAGCGCACTTGAATACCCTTAGATGTTAAGACCTGTTCCGTGTCATACATATTTTTATCGAATAACCCCAACGTCAGGCAGGTTTTAATAACCTCCAATACATAAGCCTCCTCAAAGCCCGACATTTCCGAGCCAATGAAAGGCAACTCATCGTCCCACTGCATGAAGTACCCATTCTTGTAGATAAGACAGAGCAGGAGAGCATATACTGTGACAGCTTTACCACCTTGACGCTTGATTAACTTGCGAATGCGTATGTCTTGAAAGAAGTCTATATCAAAGGGGAAATACTCAAGTCCCGATTTTGCTATTCGTGCCATAGCCGTATTGATTAAATTTCTACGATTGATATTCCGTGGACATAGAGCATCAATTTTCGTTTGATTTTATACTCTTTTGTGCGGACTCCCTTTGTGTCCTCGACAACGGTCTTGCCGTCTGTGTTGTAGACAAAATCGGCATAGTAGGAACACTCCCTTTCCAAGAGGTTGCCGGCGGTGTCGCGTTACGCAGGGATAAGCACATACTTTACTTGCTCACGGAGATTAGAGATAAGGCCGGCGCGTTGCATCAGCTTCAGTTCGTTGGCTCTGCTATGTTCCTTTTTGGAGTCGTAGCCGCCGGACTTCTTTGCACCATACTTGTTGCGTTTTTTTGTGGCCGGTGCAACGCGCAATGCCTTAAATTCGTCAATCTTAGCCACAGCTTTGAATGGTAACAGTGAACGGTTCTCAAGTAACATACCCTGCCGGTTCTGATTAGAAACCTCTACTTCTTTAAGAGAACCCTCTTGTATCATGAAATTGATTGTACAGAGAACGTCTTGGCTGATATAGGTGCCACGTTCAAGCAGAATTTCGTTCCGTTCTATGGATACAACTTTGCCGCTACTCTCATCTACGAAGTCCTCGGTCCACGTTTTTAGGGCGCGACGAGCGACCCATTTACCGAGCATCTTTTTGGGGTCATCCGTTATATAGCGGATTTCCGTTTTTCTTGAGTCAATCATTGTTCATGCGATTTTTGAGTTGATTACTGAGTTTGAATTTCACAATGCGCTGTGCCGGAACTACAACCGTAGTACCAGCGTTGATGTTACGCGCCTTTTTCTTCTTTGTGGTTTTGACTTCCATCGTACCGAAGCCACGGAGATAGACGTTTTCGCCACGGTCGAAAGCGTCAGCGAGAATGTCGGTCACACCGTCTACGACATGGAGAGCCGTAGATTTCGGCAGGTCAGGGATACGCTTACAGAGTTCAACTGCGATGTCATTCTTTGTCATGATTAGTCGATTTTGAATGTTGTTTTTTAAGTTTTCGATTTATTTTATCTTTAAGTTGGCCTATTGCCCAAGCGTGGGTGCTGTTGCGCAGACCGTTCAATGACTTGTAATGCTCTATGGCAATATCGAGGCAGGACATTATGCGCTCAATATCTGAATTGCTGATTTCAACCATAGTCGAGGAAAGATTTTACAAGTTCATCGAAATACATCTTGTCGGTCGGTATATCATCATCGGATGCCATTATCTGATTGGCGATGCTCCGCTTTTTATGAATGATATTGTAGAGAACCGGGTCAATGGTACTGCGCCCGATGAGGTAATAGCAGTTCACGTTATTCTTTTGGCTGATGCGGTGGGCGCGGTCTTCGCACTGACAGCAATCGGCATACGTCCACGGAAATTCCACAAAGGCCACATTAGAGGACGCTGTGAGTGTCAGACCGACACCGGCAGCTTTGATGGAGCAGATTATCAACTGAGCTTCGCCGGACTGAAACGCATCGACAGCAGCCTGTTTCTCGGCAAGGCTATCATCGCCGGTGACACGGACGGCATCGGGGAATTGCTTTTGCAAAGCCTTGACAATCTCTTTGAGTGAGCAGAACACAATCAAAGGCTTGCCATTGGCAAGGAAATTGCGTATAAAGTCTGTTGCCTGTTTTACCTTACCTTTGGAAGCGAGGGAGCGCAGGGTCATGAACTTTACCAGAGCCTCCATGCGCATTTTGCGCCGGATGTCGCGGTCGGTACACTTGGTGTATTCGCGCAGATAGGCGGCGAGGTCGGCGGCAGCGAGGTCGTATTCATCGCGGTTGGATATTTCAACGTAGAGGTCGGTTCGCGTTTTGTCGGGGAGCTGCGTCAGCACCTTTGCTTTCTCTCGCCGTATCATACAGGTATCATACAGTTTGTCGGACAACTCGGATAGATTTTCATTCTCTCCGTAGTCGGCAAGGAATTTGCCACGGCTACCGAAGTCAGAGAGCAGTCGCCCCATGATGGCGAGTTGTGCAACGAGGTCTTGCGCGTGATTGACAACCGGGGTGCCGGAGAGCAATATGCGCCACTCCTTACCCTCGACAATGCCACGAGTGAACATTGTTTGCTGTGCCGTGGGGTCTTTGAGCCGGTGCGACTCGTCCATGATAACGGACTTGAAGATGTTGATGTCGCGGTTGAATACAACATCTTTGAGCGTGAATGTCTTGCCGCCCTTGATGTCCCACACAAAGAACTTTTTCAGACTCTCATAATTGACAATAGCAACATGGAACATACCCATGCCGAGGAGATACGGCCACGATGTGCGAGTGGCATTGTCAAGCACAAGAGCCTTTTTGTCGGTGAACTTCTCAAACTCACGCTGCCAATTTATTTTCAGCGAGGAGGGGCAGATTACCAAACAGGGGTAAGCTGAGGCAGTATCGACAATGCCGATAGACTGCAACGTCTTACCAAGCCCCGGCTCGTCACCAATTAACAGGCGGTGACGTTCGAGGCCGAACAGAATACCCTCACGTTGGTACTCGTATGGCTCTACTCGGAGGTTATGTTTTAACTCTTTCATATTGTTATTATTCACACAGTCCATGATACAAGGACACACAAGACATTATTGGCTCAGTATCGTCCCATAGTGTCGGTTGGTTTTCATTCCGAAGTACATAATCAGAAATCTCTGCGAATGTTGGTGCTCCATTACTATTCTGAATGCAGAACCTTGCTGGGATTTTCCCTTTGCAGAAGAATGATGCCTCTTTACCTTTATCGCGTGATAGGTTCACTTCATTTTCAAGGTCTATCACACGTTGTTTGTATCGTTCATCGCGTGCAACTATTTTTATTTCGCTCAGTCTCGCAAAAATGCAAGGGAAACAGCCAACCCTTGACGCTCCGCGTTCGTATAAGGGATTCGGGCGTTGACCATGAGACAGAATGTAGTCGATAACTTGTTGAGCAGTCCAATGAAAGATAGGGCGTAAAACTGATGCATCGTGAGTTTTGCACCACTCTTTTACATCTCGCTTCCTATACAAGCGTTTTTTGTGGGTGTCATCAAAATATTCACTGAAATACGAGCACTCAACATTAAATTTTGCTCGTTCTGCGCTTTCTTTTGCACGGATACCTTGAATTATGACAAGATGCTTATTTTGTTCAAGAATCCAGTCTATCATTGGCCATATTTTTAATTGCACAGTACACATGCGATTTTGCGAATCGGGAAACCATTTCATTCGTTTGCACAATCCGTACATACCATCAACAGACTCATTTTTGAGTATTATAAGGTCGACACCAAGTTTAGATGCTACCTCCTTTACATGAGAATATGTTTGCTCATGCTCCCACCTGGTATCACAGAAAACAGCCGTGACGTTATTAGCCCCGAAGTCTTCACAAGCTTTTATTAGACAGGCTTGTGAGTCCTTTCCTCCAGAGAACTGAACTATAACTTTTACTTTATTCATAATGCGAGGCACCAATATTGAAATGCTAATTCAAGATACTTATCTCTGCCACGGAGATACACCGGGTCGTCCCTGCGTATGCGTGTGGTAAATACGTTGCAGTTCTTTTTGCTGATGGCATAGATGAAATCGCAGTCGGAATGTGCGATGTCCATGTACCATGCGCGGCTCCTGTCCCAATCGAAGAAATCAACGGCATCATCAAATTCTTTTTGGGTTGCGGCTGAACAGGTTTTGAGGTCGCCACCAAATTTGTAGAGGTCAAGCCACCAATCCCACTTACAGCGCGTATCGAGCGTGAAAGGGAAGCCACCATACTCAAACTGCTGTGCTTGATTGACCATGTAGCGCTGTGTTTCGGCTTCAGCCAACACCTTTGCGAGAAAGGGGTCATGCCGAGCAGTCATACGCAGGGAGCGATACATTTCCTTTGCATGGCGAAACTCATCATCGGTGTATTGCTCATCATCTACCGTCAGTTGGTAGTAGTTCACTCGCTCCGGCTCGGTGATTATCGCGTCCACGAGATTGCCGAAGCGAAACGCGGCCTCCTTTACACCCGGCGGCATAGGCACTGGGTGTAAGAGGTTCTTTAGAGCCGTGAGGTCAGAGTTGCTGACCTCTGTACGGCTGTAATATGCGTCCGGGTTTTGGCTCATGGTTACTTGGCTTTAACCTCGTCCTCGTATTGGACATCAGCGATGAACATAGCGTTGTCTTTGGAGTTTGCGGCGGTATTGGCAAAGGTGATTTGCTTCTTAAACTCCTTGCAGAGTTCTTCTAAGGTCTTTGTGCAGCCCTCTTGTGACCACCAAAAAGCAACAATCTTCATGATGTCCTCGGCAGAATTGATAACCACCTTTTTCTTAACCTGTGTCTTAGGCTGATATGCCACAGGTGTAGCGACCTGTGCGCCGAAAAGACCGTCCATTTCCTGTTTCTTTGCGGCAAGCTGCTTTTCAGCGGCTTCCTGTTTCTCTCGCTCAGCGCGTTCCTTTTCCTTACGAGCGGCCTCAGCGCGTTCCTTAGCCTCCATTTCGGCCTTGATGCGGGCGGCTTCCTCGGCTGACGATTTGGCGATGCGCTCAAGCTCCTTTTTCTTTGAGGGCATACGGTCGAGAATATCATCGCGTATGCTTTGCACCTCAAAAGGAAATTGCTCCTTGAAGCGATTGACGAGGCCGGACATCACGTTGGCCTGTATAGCGCGACATTCGTCCGGGGTTAGTTCGGCAGGGCGATGTGCGCCGCTGATTACCGTCTGACACCATGTTGCAGGAAGTTCGCAACTGAAATTCTTGATGCCATCGTAGACAATCTCGTAATTGTCGAGGCTTATCTGCTTATCCATGTCGGTAAGCTCGTTGATGCACTTATTGACAAGAGCGTTGAACTGGCTTACATAGTCGTCATTGACATCAGCGCGATAGCGAATTTTGGCATTCTCCTTTGCCTGTCGAGCGGCATCTTCGCGGCGGCGGCGCTCCTCCTCCTCATGCTTTTTCTTGGCATAGGCATTGCGGTGGGCTTGCAGTTGATTGGGGATTGAGTCTGCTTTGGTGGGGTCTACATCATTCTCCATTGAGGTGTAAACCTTACGGATTTGGTCAAAGAGCTGCGTAACAGGAGTGCGCTTGCCGTTCATCTTCTTGACGGTCAGCTTTGCTTTTTCGATGAACTTGGCTATCTCTATATCGAGAGCGTCTGTCATGCCCTCCTTTTTTACCCGGAGCAACAGGGCGCTGCCTACTTCAAGGCACCGGGTATGAGATAATTGGTTCTCGCGGTACGACTGTGGAGCGAGTTCGGCAAGGGTCTGCACGTTTTTCTGTTCGAAGATTGTTAATGCTTGGGTGTTATCTGCCATGATTGATATATTTATGGGTTACACGGTTTTGTTTTAGCGTATTCGGTGATGATACCAAGCCGAGTGCAGTAGTGTCCGTTGAGAGTGTTACGCACAAGCGGACACCTACTGCAAGGCTTGATGTTGCTTTCAGAAGCCTTCCTCATCATCGGTGTTTACAGTTACGCCCTGTGGAGGCTCGTTGTTACCGAATGGCTGAGGCGCAGGTTCGGGAGCATTGCCGAGGACTTCGCCGGTGTCGGGGTCTACTCCGTAGATTTCCTCATCGGAGAGCTGAGCCGGTTCGTCTACCTGTTGTGATTGTAGTTCGGTGCCGCGACCGATGCGCACTTTCGGGTAAGATTTGAAAGCGTGTTTGATACACTTGGCCATGAGGAAGCCGGGGTCGATGTGGACAACACCGTTAGCGTCCATGCCGTAGAGTTCGTTGGCGACACCTCGGTTCTGCTTCTGCGAGTAACCGGCGAGGCGGCACCAATCTTCGGGGTACATCACTGAGTAGTCGATAGAACTATCGGCGCGAGTGATACGCAGGTAGCAAGCAATGATGTTGTGGCCGGTGTGAGGTAGGTTACAGGTGTAAGACACAGATTTGCGACCGTCAATGTCCTTGAATGAAAATTCGTCATTGTCGTAGACGAGTACAGGATTGTCGGCATGACGTATTTGACCGTCACGAGTACGCATCACAAGTTCGCCGTAGGCCGACACGGTGAGGACGCAGCGACCCTCCCATTGAGGTCTTTCTTTGGTGCCGACATTGACGTTACGCCCCATGAGGTATGCGAGTGCGCGTGTGCCGGGTTCAAGTGAGAGGCCACACACGGCAAGGTCAATGAATGCCGTGAAGATGCTGAACGGTGTGGCGCGTTGCAGTTTGCCCTTGTCGTTGTCGCGGAGAGCCTTGTTGAAGTAGATACTTTCACGCTCATAAGCGGCTTCACCGTTGCCCCAAAGTTTGTCGTAGATAAATATGAAGCGCTCACGCACGACAGGATGCTCGACTATTTCGAGCGGCTTGAGTTGGTTGATTTCCTCAACCGTCAGTTGTAGGTTGCCCATGATTGATGGAGTTAAATTGTTAAACATTTGCGGATTGCTTGATTGAAAAATGGAGGCTGCACTTTGGCTTAGGCTGACAGCGCAGCCTCCGAGGTTATCAATCATGTAGCAACTACCGCTACTTGTAGCCTCTGAGGGAATCGAACCCCCTCCGACAGAACCAAAATCTGTAGTGCGACCGACACACCGAGAGGCTGAGCCGTCAGAGCTTTGCTATGTAAAAGCGTATCCGCTCTGATGTATTTATGCTTGTGGGGTGGTCATAGGAAAACTCGTTGTCATTTCCTTCGGCATTCTGGAAATAGTCAAGCCTGTCGGTAACGCGTAGCCACATTTCATTGAGTTTCGCTTTCGCGGCGAGTTTCGCCCTGTGATTGCAAGCCTCCTGCGTGAAGCGGTAAATAACACGAGGATTCTTGCCGTCATTGGTCTTGTATATTGCGTAATCCATTGTATCTGTCTTATTGGTTGAGGTAATCCTGTTCTGTTCTCTGAAGGAGGCGTAGGTCTGCCATGCAGTATTCAACCTTGCCCGGACGTTTGGAGGGCTTTACCTTTCCTGTGCGCCTCCAACGGTCAACATTCTTGCGTCCGAAGATTGAATAGGCCGTGCGTTGGGAGATATACTCCGGGTCGGCTGCATCGCTCTTAATCACTCGTGCCAACCGTGCTGTAAGGTCGGTCATGAATGTTTCATAGCTGACGAGCCTGTCAGAGAATTGTATGTGTACTGTTGGAGGCATTGATATTAGAGTTGAGATGGGTTAGGTTTGTCCATCACCTCGTCACACATTTTGTCGTATGCGATAAACCAAGGGTCAATCTTACTCCAACGTTTGTAGAGCCGGGCGATAACAAAGCATGCGCCGATGGCGAGAGCCTTGTCGCAGATGAAGCGGAGAGTCCATGTCAGCAGGTTTTCGTCCTGCTCTTCGCCGAAGAGAAACAGGAATGCGAAACCGCAGAGCGCAAAGATTATCAAGATACGGAGTATTGAAATTGTCTTATTCATGGCTGTGAGATTTAATAGGGTTCTACTCCTGCTTCGATGAGAGCGGCCTCTTCATCAACCGAACCACACCAAGTATCGAGATACTCATTGATGACAGGATAAGTGTTGTCGTTGATGTCGTAGCCACGAGCGGCACAGAAAGCCGACCACGACACATCGGCGCGGAGCTGTTCAAGAGCGACCTTGTTAGATTTGCAGCCGGTGAGAAGCGCGGCCACGAGTGCGAGAGTGATAGTTACTTTTTTCATGATTGATGTCTTTTTTAGTTATTCTGAACGTAGGATTTCGTAAGTCGCTCCGTTGTCTTTGCTTGAAATGGAATATACCTCTTTGTTTGCCGAACCATTTAATCGACTTACAGCCGCTTTAGCTGAAGCCATAGGACCGGCTTCCCGACAATCAAAGAGTACAGGTTTCCCTACTGGGATGTTTCGCAGAGTATCTGTGATAGACACCTTTTTCACGAGGTAGCAATTTTCTGTCATCTTACTTGGTATTTTTTGAGTAGAATTTGTTATCTTTGCTTCTTAATCTAAGCGAGTTACAACGCTACGACATTAGAATTACACTGCAAATATATGGTATTACCACGGTACTACCAAACAAAGTGTGAAATTTTAATAATTATTAACAGTAATACCAAGGTATGAATGATATGGTAGAACGCTTGAAAGAGGCGATAGCAGTGCTTAATGCCACGCAAAATGCCTTTGCAAGCAAAGCAAACATAGACCCCTCCAACTTCGGAAAGATGTTGGAAGGGAAGCAAAAGATTACCGATAAGACCATTGGGAAAATTTGTCACGCACATAACCTCTCAGTTGAATGGGTGAAATCGGGTATCGGTAGCATGATGGTACCGGCAACTACAAAAGGCAACTTCTTTTCTCCTGATGGTATTTATGCAGAGGATTCTGAGGTGCTAATTGGCGATGCTGTTCTTAAAGAGAGAATCAAGAATTTGCAGCAACAAATTCAAGACCTGCAAGGTGAAAAGAAAGCATGGGAGGCTGAGCGTAAATCAATGAAGAAAGAAATTGAGGAACTTCGTGTCAAAAATGAAGAAATCACTGCGGAGCTGTCCAGAACGAAAGACAAGATGATTGACTTACTTATTGAGCGTGGCAAATGAGTGAACTAAATGATTTAAGAATTCAAATCGAACAATACGAAGAAAACGAAAGAGAGTTGATGCTATGTATTGTTGCGTTAAATGAGGCATTCAGAGAGAAACTCATTCCCGAAACATGGGAACAAGAAGAAGCTCTTCATAAAACTCTTGAAACTATGCGCAAAGTGTTGGATAGACGTGATAAATACAAATACGGGCTGTAACGGCCCAATAGGCCGCTTTTGTTGGCTCAGATGATAAACTCCACCGATAGAGGAGAAAGTGATTGTACGCGCTCCTAACGCCCAAATTTGGGCATAATTCAAGCAAAGATATGAACAGAGAATACCCATATAACGAAACAGAGCCACTCATGGACGAACTCAAAGACGCCGCATTTGAGTATCTGCTACTCAATCCCGGCTCCGAGTTTGGAGATTGGAGCAAGGGTTTGATTGAAGAATACCCTGCCGAGGTGGTAGACGCACTCGGCAACACCCCCAATGAGGTAAATGCAGACCTCGCCGACCTGTGGGAAACTGATTACACCGACCCCAAGACCGGGATAGAGCAAAAGTTTAGCGAGTGGGCAATGTCATTCGCTAACGAGCACGCCGTAGGTATTTACTACTTCCTTGTAGACGCTTGCACGGACTTAAAACGCATGGGACGTAAATTCTAAATCTAACAAAAATTCAACATACCGAGTAAGGCTGTTATCCTCACTCCCTTTAATGTGCGGCCCAGGCCCGTCTGGAAGCTGAACAGTAATAAGATGGATATTAGTTAGAT